CGATGATCATGACGCCGCCGCCGTCGCGGTACGGCTGCAGCACAGTGTTGGGCAGCTTGGTGATTTGCTGGAGCAGTTCGGTTTGCATTTGTGTCTCCGGTTGCGTGTTGCGATGGAAGAATCATAAACCAAAGTTAACACTCGCAACGCATTCCCGACTGAAAACTAGGGTTTACAGTTTGACGCCGAATCGGTTACAGTGTGCGCATGAAACAAAAACGCCATGCCGGCCCCATGCCGGCCATCAGCACAGCCGACGCGATCACGCGGGCAGGTTCCATCAGCGCATTGGCCCGTTTGCTGGGCATCAGCCGCGTGGCCGTGCACAAGTGGGGCGAGACGCCTCCGCCGGCTCGCATGTGGCAACTGATGCAGATCAGGCCAGAGTGGTTCGCCACGGAGGCTAAACCGTGAAACAAGGCGACCGCGTGCTCCTGTCAGACGGCCAGCAGGCCATGGTTCTGGAGGTCGGCGTCGCAACCCTCCGCGTAGCCCGCATCCGCCCCGATTGGCCGTTTCCCGGCCTGCCTGAGTCGGTGCTGCGCGGCACGGTCAAGCGGCTGCCGTCGCGGTATCTGCGCGAGACGCATCAGGATGTGGAGGCTGCGAGATGGTGAGCAAAGTTGAGCTCGATGGATCCACCCTGCACCTGGGCGACTGCCTGGAGGTGCTGCGCACCCTGCCGGATTGCAGCGTGGATGCCGTGGTGACTGATCCGCCCTACGGCCTGTCATTCATGGGCAAGCGCTGGGACTATGACGTGCCGGCCGTTGAGATCTGGGCCGAGTGCCTGCGCGTGCTGAAGCATGGCGGGCACCTGCTGGCGTTCGCTGGCACCAGGACGCAACACCGGATGGCGGTGCGGATTGAGGACGCGGGATTCGAGATCAGGGACATGATCGCTTGGGTCTACGGATCGGGGTTCCCGAAGTCGTTGGACGTGTCGAAGGCGATTGATAAGGCGGCGGGGGCAGAACGGGAGGTGGTGCATACACGAAAAAGGTCGCAAGTTGCAAGCGAAGGGTGGGATCGACCTTGGAAACAGGAAGCCATGAAGCAGGCTGGCGGTACCGTTGCAGAATACACCATCACCGCCCCCGCCACCGAAGCCGCCCGCCAGTGGCACGGCTGGGGAACCGCCCTAAAGCCCGCGATGGAACCGATCACCGTTGCCCGCAAGCCGCTGGCCGGCACCGTGGCGGCGAACGTGTTGGAGCATGGCACCGGCGCGCTAAATGTGGATGGGTGCCGGGTAAAAGGACGCGAGCGCACCGACTACGGACTTGCGAACAGCACACGCAGCGCGGGCAACACCTACGGTGAACCAAGCGCATCGGCAGACTTTGACGCCAGCAAAGGCCGCTGGCCCGCCAACCTGATCCACGACGGCAGCGAGGAGGTGGTGGGGTTGTTTCCGCAGACCGGCCCAAGCCCAAAACAATACGAAAAGACAAAAGCCGGATGGTTGGCGCCCGGTAGTCTGCACATAAAAAGTGAGCTTCAATCGCGCGAATACGGAGACTCCGGCTCCGCCGCCCGCTTCTTCTACACCGCCAAGGCCGCCAAGTCAGACCGCGATGACGGCCTGGATCTTCGTTTGCCGGCACGGCGTCAGGGCGCCCGTCCCGGTTCACCAGACGAGACGGGAAAGTTCCCAGACCATGACCACCGTGAGCGCACCGGGAACTTTCATCCCACCGTCAAGCCCACCGACCTGATGCGCTACCTGTGCCGCCTGGTCACGCCCCCGGGCGGCACCGTGCTGGACCCCTTCATGGGCAGCGGAAGCACCGGCCGCGCGGCACTGCTTGAGGGGTTCCGCTTTATCGGCATCGAGCGCGAAGCGCAGTACCTCGAGATTGCCCGCGCCCGCGTGCAATCGGCCACGCCCGCGCTGTGGAGGCAATCATGACCCGAGGCCGCGAAACCCTGCGCGAGAAGATGCTGCGCAACCAAGCGACCATGGACCTCTATGCCGCGATGAACAACAAGCCCCGCGTGCTGCTGGACATTCCGCCTGAGCCGGCCAAGCGCGGGCCGCGCAAGGCGTCAGGTCAGCCGACAGAGGCCGACGTCATGCGTGCAGTCCATGATTTGCTGCGAGTCCATCCGCGTGTTTCGTGGTTTATGCGGCTCAACAGCGGCGCAGTTCAAGACGGTGACCGATATACCGTGTTTTACCGTCTATACCTACGCGGCAAGCCTGGGCGCACCAAGGGCGCATCTGATTACCTGGGCCAGCTTATTGACGGCCGAATTTTTCTGCTGGAGTGCAAGCGCCCAGGCGTAAAACGAGGAACCGAAGAGCAACAGGAGCTGATTGATGCCTGCCTCGCTGATGGTGGAATTGCAGGCATCGTGCAGTCGGTAGATGATGTTGTAACTTTGATTGAATTCTCATGAAGCCTGGAAAACTTAATCCCAATTGGAAAGGTGGATTGGTTGCGCTGAAATGCGTAAAATGTCAATCGGAATTTTTTGTTATTCGCAGTAGGTTACAAACCGCAAAATTTTGCAGCAGGATTTGCCACAACAGATCAAACGCGGAAGCATCAAGACAAAAAACCTTGGAAAAATTTGACTCTGTTGCCAAAAAAACAAAAATTACACCTGATTTTGTAGGTAATTACACACGTTTGGCTCCGGCTTTGAAGTGCCAACACATCACAAAAAAAGGTCGCCAATGGTGTCAAAGTTGTGTTCCAAAGCAAAAAACCAGAGATCGCACTTGCGCATTTTGTGGCAAAGCATTTCTTGCTTCATATCCGTCAAGTAAGAAAAAAACATGCTCTGATATTTGTTCAAGACGCAATTGGTCACAAAGACAGGTTGGCGAAAAGTCTCACAGATGGGAAGGTGGTAAAACACAAAAGAACACTCTTTTGCGAAACGGTATTGAATACAAAATGTGGCGCGAAGAGGTTTTTAATAGGGACAATTTTACATGCGTACTTTGCAAAGAGCGTGGAGGAAATCTTACTGCCGACCATATTAAGCCATGGGCTCTTTATCCAGCTCTTAGGTTTGATGTTGAAAACGGAAGGACTTTGTGTCGTCATTGCCATGGATTGCAGCCAACGACAGGTACAAAATTGGTAAGAGCGATGGCTAAAGAACGCAAAGCCAATGGCGGCGTGCAACTCAGGATTTTTTGATGACCCATGACGACACCTACCGCGCCAGCGCGTGCTTTGGCAAAGTTAAGTTCACGTCGTTTCTTCAGGCCCAGCGCGTAGGCGAACGCGCCTCGCGCCGTGGCCGCAGCCGGCAGATTTACCACTGCCCGCATTGCCACCTGTTCCACCTCGGGCGCAGGCCGCTTAGCAGGCGGCTGAAGCCCGTGATTGAAGATTGATGCTGATTAGGGTTTGTCCTAGGTGGCGTTACCGGAAACGGTGGTAAAGTTCACCCATCGACAACGCAACCGGAGCGCAACATGAACAAGCCCACCACCCAGCAGATTGAGCAGATCGCCGCCGACCACGCGAAGAGCCTTGGCAACGCGGTGCACCTGCAAGCCTCCGAGGTTGCTCTGGCGGTTGACAGCCGTTTCCCGGGCCTGACCGATGACGAGTTCGCGGCAGTCAAGGCGCGATGCGTGGTGACGGTTGACGCCATGCGCGGCGCGGCACTGCATGCGATGTGGGGTGCTGCATGATGGTCTGGGAGCGGGTCAGCCACGCGGTGAACTCTGCTGGCCGGCATCCGGCCGACAAGCCCTGGCGAGTGAGCCGCTACCGCGCCCATTGGTATTGGGGCTACCCGGTCGGCCCCGTTGAGGTCTTCGACTTCCGCTGGTACTGGCAGGCAAACATCGTGAGCTTCCTGTGGCACCACATTGGCGGCTACTCGTGCAACACATGGAAGCGCAACACATGAGCCCCGTCAAAACTGCCGCCGCGCGCGTCGCCAAGCTGCGCGCAGCCCGTGACGCGCTGGGCCTGAAGCGCCTAGAGGTGTACGCGCACCCAGACGACCACAAGGCCATCAAGACGACGGCCCGCAGGCTATCCAAAAAACGAGAATGCCTCGGCGCGGGCTTCGCGCCATCAACTGGAGAACCCAAGTGAAAAAAGCACTCACCATCATCCTCGCGGCCACGCTGGCCACCGCTGCCTATGCTTCGTGCCGGTACTACACCGTAACGATCAACGGCCGCACGATGTATTGCAGCGAATGCTGCATGGGCACGGGCGCGCTGCGGACTTGCAATGTGACTTGCAACTGAGGCGCGCATGGCATACGACAACACCAACAGCGGACTTCTTGCCAAGAACGACAAGCAGGGCAACGAATCCAGGCCGGACTACCGTGGCAGCATCAACGTGGACGGCCGCGAATACTGGCTTTCGGCCTGGATCAAGACCGGGCGCGACGGCACCAAGCTGGCTGGCCAGAAGTACATGAGCCTGTCGGTGAAGCCGAAGGACGAGCAGGCCTACGCCCCGGCCCCTGCACCAGCTGCCGCGCCGGCTCCTCGTATGACCCAGGATCAGCGTGATGCCATGGCCATTCGTGAGCGAGCAGATCGGGAGCGAAATGCCCCAGCGCCTGCGCCTCGGGCGGCAACGAACTTCGACGATATGGAGGACGACATCCCGTTCTGAGGCTTGACTGAGGCCCGCGCGGCGGGTCTATACTGGACTTTCCCGCTGGTTGTTTGGGCCGGCCAGCGGGCGCGCATAGAGCGCAACCGTAGTGCCCTGTGGAGAATGCAATGCACATTGATGCACATCGGTCAGAGACCGAAGGATGGCGGATTGACCGCCTGAAAAAAACCCTTTCTACGTTCTGTCAGATTTATGGGGTCTCAAGCCAACAGGCTGAACTTCTGATCGACAGGATCAACGACTACAGGGGATTGCTAACAGTCACCTGGCACGAATGTCCGCCAACTGAAGAGCAAAAGCGGGCATGGTCGATAGCTTGGAAGTTGTCTGGTGAAGACCCACTCGCTGTGAAGCACAACGACCTGGGGCCAGTCTGACTATGGCCACCACCGCAGACTTCGCCGCCACCTATGTACGCAAGTACGGCATGCACATCGTTCCGCTGCCGCCGCGAGGAAAACGCCCGCTGTCGGACAACTGGGGCAACGAGTGCATCACCGACCCTGACGCGGCCCGCAAGTATTACCAGCAGCATCCAGACGCAAACATGGGCGCAGCGCTGGGGCCGTCGCGTCTGTGCAGCCTGGACATCGACAATCTTGAGGCGATGCGCATTATCTGCGCAGAGTTCGGATGGGACATCGACGCACTGGCCGCGCAGGTTCCGACCATCCAGGGCAAGCCGCCAGGAATGCGGCTTCTGTTCCGCGTGCCAGAGGGCCAGACACTGGCCTATCACTCGCTGTCATGGCCCAAGCAGGACGACACGGCCAAACGCTTCACAGTGTTCGAGATTCGTGCGGCCGACACGCAGCAACGACAGGACGTCCTACCGCCTAGCGTCCACCCCGACACCGGGAAGCCCTACATCTGGCTGACAAAACCCAACGGTGTCATTCCAGAGCCGCCCGCGTGGCTGCTGTCACTGTGGAAAAACTGGGACGCTCTCAGGCCGCAACTGCAGGGCCTGTGCCCATGGGCACCAGAGCGGCCGACACCGAAGCCTGCGAAACCTCGCATCCCGTCTGGGAACGATACCACGCCAAGCGTCATCGACGCCTACGACCAAGCGCACAGCATCGAAGCGGCGCTTGCGCAGTACGGCTACCGCCAGCAGGGAAAGCGGTGGCTCTCACCGCACTCCAGCACCGGCCTGGCCGGCGTGGTGATCTTCGACGACAAGGCCTGGATTCACCACGCATCAGATCCGCTGTGCAGCGACGAGAGCGGGCAGCTGGTGGGCGCGTTCGATCTCTATCGGTACTACGAGCACGGCGGTGACATCCGCAAGGCAGTCAAGTCTGCCGCCGAAGAGATGGGCATGAAGCTGGAGCCGAGGAGGCCGAAACCTCTCACGGTTCAACGGCAGCATGCAACTCCTGTCGTCGATGCCGAAACCGGCGAGATCACAGAACCAGGCGAGGAAAACGCTCCGATCATCAGCAACGCCACGCCGATGAAGACAGCCGAGCTGTTCCACGAAAGCCTGCCGGAAGGCGGCCGCATCGTGTTCTGGCGCGGCGAGTTCTTTTCCTGGGATGGCACGCGGTACGTCGTTCGTGATCGCGTCTACATCGAGCAGCGTCTGTATCGGTTCATGGCCCATTGCAACACCTGGAAGCCAGAGCCAAAGTCCGACAAGTTGACGCTGGTGCCATACAACCCCAAGGCAGCCAACGTCAACGACGTGGCGCACGCCCTGCGGGCTGTCTGCTATGCCGATCTTCCAGACCCGCAGGTTTGGATTGAAGAGCGAGACGGCGACATGCCAGCGCATGAGATCGTCGCCTTCCGCAATGGCTTCTTCCACTATCCGACCCGTGCGCTGGTTTCATGCACAGATCGTATGTGGGTAACCAATGCGCTAGATTTTGACTACGATTCCAAAGCCGGCGAACCACGCGAGTGGCTGGACTTCCTGGCATCACTGTGGCCGTCCGACCCTGAATCTGTGCGAGCCCTAGCGGAGATGTTCGGATACCTCCTGACGGACGACACAGGACAGCAAAAGATGTTCATGCTAGTAGGCCCGCCTCGCAGCGGCAAGGGAACGATTCTGCGCGTCCTTGAGGCCCTGGTGGGCTATCACAACCGCGTCAGCCCGTCCCTGGCATCGCTGGGCACGCAGTTCGGCCTGCAGCCTCTCATCGGCAAGCGCCTGGCCCTCATCTCCGACGCCCGCCTCTCAGGCCGCGCAGACCAGCAACCCATCGTCGAAAACCTGCTGAGAATATCTGGCGAGGATGCGCTTACCATTGACCGGAAGAATATCGTGCCGTGGTCAGGGAAACTGCCAGCCAGGTTCGTTCTGGCCACCAACGAACTGCCGGCATTCTCCGATGCATCCGCAGCTCTGGCCAACAGATTCCTGATGTTCAAACTCACCAAGTCATTCCTGGGACAGGAAGACCAAGGCCTGACATCCAGGCTTCTGAAAGAGCTCCCAGGCATTGTCCTATGGGCTCTCGACGGCCTCGAGCGTCTTCGGCATCGTGGCTACTTCCAGCGCCCCAGCTCGGCCGACGATCTGGCCGCCGACCTGCTGGAGCAGACTAGCCCGGTGCGCAGCTTCGTGGAGGATTGCTGCGTGCTGGAGCTTGCAGCGCAGTGCAACAGAGACGACATCTTCAGGGCCTGGAAACGCTGGTGCGAACTCCAAGGACGCGACCATCCAGGCACCAAAGTCGGCTTCGGACGGCAACTGTCTGCTGCTTTTTCCAGCATCTCAAGAGCGCAACCGAGAGAAGATGGCACAAGATTGAATCTTTACACCGGCATCAGGTTGACAGAGAAATGGAAGTGGGAGGCGCAGCAGGTTTGACGGTCGCGGCTTCAATCCTGTGCCGGCACAAGTTGGAACAGGATTAAAAGCACTTGGCACAACATCGCAAATCTGCTGTAACTCTTTGTTTTCATTACACTATTTGCCTTTGGCACAAGATGGCACAGGATAAAACGCATATGATTACACATGCACATGCACACACACACACACGCAAGAAAGGTTGGGCTGCAATGGAAAATTACCTGTGCCATCCTGTGCAAGCTGTGCCAGTGAAAATGTAAGCGACGACTAACATAGGAGCAAACATGGCAAACAAACGAACCAAGCCAGGAAGCCCCGAGCGGGCCGAAGTCGCGGAGAAGGTCATCAAGGCGATGGACTCTGGCATGAGCTGCTTTAAGGCTTGCCAGCAGGCTGGCGTGCCGATGCCGACGTTCATGCTGTGGGTTGGGCAGGATGCGGAGCTGGCCGACAGGTACGCGCAGGCGCGCGAGAACTTCGTCGAACGCATCGCCCAAGAGGTCATGGAGTTATCCGACGTCG